CGCCGCTTCCATAGTTGCCACGTTTGTCAACGCATTTGTTGCTAGCGCCATGCCGATATCCTATAAGGGGGTGGGTGTTGGCAGGCGACCCCCAGGCGCCTATCATGCCTCCGTTATTAGCTCTTACGGGTCAACGCGCTCGTACTCCCATGGGTACTGACGATCTTCGTCTGTCGGGATCCCATGCGTCTTGGGAAGCTTGCTTCGGCCTTTGGGGTCCAACTTGTCTTTCTTCGGGTTGGCTTCGAGATACGCATCGACGCCGCCGGCTGCTTTGAGCTCAGACGGCCTAACCTGTGAGATCTCGACAACGAGACGGCCATGGCGTTGGTGCCACGCGGCTTCCCGCGGGTCAAGCGAAATCCGGTCGCCTGCGATAACATTACCACTCGGCTTATCCGGCACACCGCCGTAAGGACCGCTTACAAGTACGCGACAGATAGCCACGGGATCATCGTCTGTCAAAGGTTGTTCAGCATGGAACGCGGCTTCTTTCGCGCTCATTGCCGGTTGCTGTGTTACTTCGACTTTACTCATTTTGGTTGCCTCCAAAAGGTTGTGGGAAGGGGGCATCAACTAAGCGCACCCCCATTCCCGGTTATATCTTAGCCGACGGTTTCGTCGCTATCGGTGTGCGCGGGCAACTTGCTGTTGTCCCATGCGCCGCCGAGAAGTCCACTAACGTGCACGGTACCCGTATCGGTACCAGAAGCGCCGAAATTGGGGGTGACATTGATGCGGAAATATTGCTTGCGGTCGCCCAGATACACCTTGTAGGTGTTCGTCTGGCCGTCGGTGAAGGCGCCGCTAGCGGTCTTCACAACCGTAGCCGCATCAATTGCGACCGCGGTATCCCAAGACGAACCATCGGCGCTCTCTTGGATCTCAACCGCTAGGCTGAAAGTCTCGGTATCGGCCAGGTTCAAATAAGACGAGACCACCACCAGCAGGCTTTGGGGCATGCCGTAGGTCTGCCTGTTGATCGTGTTACCCACGATTTGAGTATTGTCGCCAGCGCCAGCAGCAACGATTAGCTCAGGCGCGCCGCTACCCGGGGTAGCTTCGACGGTATTATTCGCACCCAGGAACACCGCCCCGGTAATGTCGAAAAGGTCAGTTGAGGGAGCCATTGCCATTGTGTTTTTATCCTTTATAAGGGCCCCCCGGGGTGCGCATCGTTGAGAGGCGTGGGGGGCAACTATTCTTGGTTATCCGAACTCGTTACCGAGCTCTATTACACGCCCCAATCCACATCGCTCAGAACCGCAATGCTGTTGCCGCGGGTCACATCGACCATGCCGATTTCGGCGTGCAACGCGAACACTTGCTGGTTCGAAGACAGAGCCGAGACCAACGTGCCGGAGCTGTTGGCGTAAGCGGCGGTGTCAGAAGTCACAAGGCTCATGTCCTCACCCACGCCAACGCGGAGGTTGCCGGTGTGATACAGGTAGATCTCGGACTCAGAGCTATCCGTCACAGACAGATTCTCGGGAATGTTGCTCACGCCCCAGCTGGACTCACCGGCGATCGGCGCGCCAAGGAGACGGCCTGCCAACATGTCAGCCTTGAAGAGATAGACGTCCGTTCCGCGGAGACCCATGAGGTAACGGGCAATGCGGGGGCTATACAGGAAGCGGAGTTGCGGGATGCTCAACCGCACGTTCGCGGCCTGAATGGCTTGGAACAAACGGAGCAAGTCCTTCTCGGTGTTGGCCGTGGAGACAGAGGTCTGAACGGTCAGCACATTGCCACTAGCTGCGAGGTAACGCAAGCCGATCGGCGTGTTGCTTACGCCCAACGAACGGATCAGCTTGTTGTCAATCCGCTCATTCAAACGGGTCTTGAGCTCAGCCTGCACAGCGGCGGAGGCCATCGGGACAGAGCGCAGCATTTTCTTCGAAATCGAAGTGATGATCCGCACGGCTTCGGGCCGCAGGGTCACAACGTCAAAGCTCGCGTCGCTGGCGTTGGCAGCCGCATTCTCAGCCACCCACCGGTCGGTGGTGCTGGTTGAGACGTAGGGGTATTCCATCTGGCCTTGAACGCTATCCTTGCGGATGCCGGGATCGCCCACGATGCCGGTCTCGCTGAGCAGGGCTTCAACAACCTCGGTGGACATCTGCGGCGTGAACATCGCGCCACCAGACGAAAAGTCGTCAACCCCGAGGGCCTTGGCGACACTGGCTTCGTGCTGCCCGAGGGCCTTAGCCTTCATGGCGCTTTCGACGCCGCGGGCAACCGAGCCCTTGCCGTGCAACAGCACGTGGGCGTAACCGTCACACAGAGCCTTCAGAGCCGTGCCTTCTTGCGCTTCGTCCTGCTTGACAACGCCGAAGCCTTGGTCCTTCAACCACGCGAAAGCGTCTTTGGCTTGGAACTGGTTGGCGGGGTCGATCGGGGACGCCTCTTCGGGACGGCCTTCGAGCGCCTTCTGCGCGTGCTCAGCCTGTTGCGCCTTGTACGCCTTGAACATTTCGGCGAGCTCGGCCTTGCCAACAAACTTGTCACCAAGAGCGTCACCGATCTTGTTCGCAAGCTCATCAACGGCGGACTTTGACGGCGTTTCGGCAACCGCCTTTACGGCCTCAGAGGGAGCCGCGCCCATAGGATCATCGATCTTCGGCATTACTTATCTCCATTGTGCGCGGCTAATCGCGCGTAGTAATTAAGGGCGTCCGTCACCGGATCGCCCGAAGGGACAGAGTAGGCAGTCTTTCCTAGCAGTTCGTCTAGGGCCCGTTGCACTAGGTCTTTGGTCTGCGGCACCGTAAGGCCAGCGCTTTCGGCAACCTGCGCCACATGGGCTTCGTCGTCAGCCACGGCTTCGAAGAGCTCAGCAACAGCCTTGGCCTCTGACGTGTTCTTCTCACCGCCGGCTGCTAGGAGCACGGCCCGCGGGTTCATAGGCACAGGCGTGACGGATGTCTCTATAAGTTCAGATCTGATTATATTGAGGGGCATGTGGCCGGCCCGGTCCTGGGCTTCGCTGTACTCGCGTAGAAGGATCCCGACGGACATAGCTCGCACGCCACCGGCCTGGATCATGCGAAGCACGCGCTCGGCCGTGGGGTTGGCATCTTCTTTCAAGAAGGTTGCTCTTACTAGGATCCGTGTCTCTTCCTTGGCGACTTCGGCCGGTGTACCCAGGACGAACTCGGGCAGGTCCGCGCGATGGCCCCAGAGAATGGAGCCGTAATTGCGAAATTGTTCTACGTCCACGCCTTGGGAGATGATGACATCACCCTCACGGTCCGCGCCGCTGTCGGTCATGACGAAGATTGCGTCACGCTCACCGGGTGCTGAGAGTCCGGCCTCTTCCGCATCCTTCGACAGGAAGGGCACAGAGCGACGATACGGCACTTCCGAAAGGAAAGCCGTCCGGTCATCCGTAGACTTGAGCAGGCTTTTGAAAGCCAGGGAATATTGCATTTGCTATCCTATTCAATCACGTTATTGCGGACTTGTCAAGTTACCAGGGCCTACGGCTTAACCCCCAGGATGTCCATCGTTGCCTTCTCGATGCCCGCATAGAAGTCAGAGATCACCTTAGTTGCCTCGGCTTCCCACGGCCCCTGTTGCGCATCGAAAGCTTTCATCCGGCCTAGGTGTTCGTCTGACCCGAAGTCGATTGCCTTGCCGTGCTCGGGGTCAAATGCGATTGTGGTACAAACACAGTTGATATCATGGGCCGCAACGCCGCTACTCCCGGGCGACGTAGTACTGCCAGCCTTGCCTGGCTCCAATCCTGGGCTGAACTCAAACACCTCTTGGAGGCCTACGATCTTGCCATGCAGGGCCGCGTGCGACGCGCGGGTTGTAGGCGTCAGACCCGACAGCCACTTCTTCTTAAGCCCAGGCAAGCCGCTTGAACGCCAAGAGACCTCGCGCGCCAGGTTCGTTGACCGCACCGTCTCTGTCCGCGCGATCATTACCGATCTCCAAGTCTGATCGGTAGCGCCCGCGGCCTCAAGCCTACTGGCGATCTCGCCAATCGACTCGAAGTTCATGATCCCCGCTTGGATCTCAGCGTTGGCCAAAGCCCGCGACGTGCCGATGGGGCGCTTCAGTCTGTCAAGTCCGAACTCGCGCACGTGGTCTTCGATCAGCGGATTCACGACGTCCCATGCCGGCGTAACACCTAGGGCGCTGAGCTCACTGGCGGCGATCTCCTGCATGCGCGTTTGCCACATGGGCCCTAGCTTGTAGGCCAGCTCTTCCGGTGTGTACAGCGCCAGGATGGCATCAATCTGCGCTTGCGAGATCGTAGCGGCTTCAATCGCCGGCGTTACCGGAGCGGCGCGGGTCAAGATAGCGCGTGCAACTTGTTCGATTTCGTCTTCGTCTGGCTCTTCGCCTGGGGTCTTGTTGGGGTTGCCGCCCGGTGGTGCTGCCGCAGCTGGCACCAAAGCCGGAGGCGGCTTCCGCAGTTCGTCGCCACCTTCGACGGGTGGAAGCAACGCCTCGGCTCTGACTTCGTTGTCCGTAAAACTGGCCGGGCTGACCTTCATTAGCTCGATCCGCCGTTCGTGATCTTCTGGTGCTGGTGACGTGTAGCTGAGGGTCAGACGGCCGGTCTTATCGAACAAGGGAAGCCACTTGAGACCGACTTCCAAGACGAACATATTGAGGTTAGGGATCAGGACATTGGCAGCAAAGTTCTTTTGCGCCATATAGGACGTGGCCCTGTTGGATCCCTCGACTTTGCCGAAGAGCTCCGGGGGGACCATGAACGTCTCTTCAATCGTCTGCTTTTCATGGTCACGGAGTTCGAGCAACTTGAGCTCAGAGAAGGCGTGGGACAGTTGCGTGTATTTCACACTGTCCGCTTCCACAACCATGAGCTTGCCGGCCTTCTCAACTCCCCGGTGACCAAGCTCGTGATCCCGACGGGCTGCCTTAAGGGCGTCTCTATCAGCCCCTGTGACGGCTAGGATACCATCCATCAGCCCCTTGTTCGCGAGGGTAACGCGCATGAGCTGGCTTGCGTATTCGTCTGTGTCGACTTCGTCGCGTAGGCTGTCGCCTGTGCCTGCGCCCCTGCCATAGGGGTTCATGACGTCCGGGTCTCGGACCCACAGCATGAACTCATAAGGCACGCGAATGTTCTTACTGCTGTTGCCCCAGCGGATCACGAACTCGCCATCTGTGTCGCCAGGCACTTCGTCAACCCAGTGCGGCGGGATGACCATCCAACCCACGTCGTTGTCAGTAGGTACAGCCATCCAAAAGAACTCGCCTTTGAGCAGGTAGTAGACCCAAGACAGCAACATGCCGCTGCTGCCAGGCATGAGCGGGTTGCCCCCGTAAAGGAAGTCCAAGAACGTGTGCTCGGTGATCTTCTCTTCGCCTG